CGTGATCTTCCCGGTCTGCAGGTACTGCGGCGTGGCGAAGGCGAAGGGTTGGCTGCTAGCGATGTCCTCCAGGAGCCCTGCGTAGGCGCCTGGGGTGAGGTAGGCGACGCATTCGCCGGGCTGCACGTCTTTCCCAGCGACCAACAGTTTGCCGATGGCCTGTGGAACGTCCGTGGCGGAGATCTTCCCGGTGCCGGTGGATTCGGTGTCGCGGTCGATGGCGCCCGCGAGTTGGTTGGTGGTGTTGCCATCGAGGTCTTCGAGGATGATGCGGTCCTCCGCCCTGAGGGCGGCCCGCACGAATTGCTGGTTAATCTGATCAAGCAAGTTCGAGTTGATCTTCTCGAGATCTTTGTATGCTATACGGGTCCAACCGCCAGCCTCCTTGAGGGTGGTGGTCGTGGTCGCGTACACCGTACCGAGGGAGTCGCTGAAGGCGTCGCCGACGCTGCTGAGGATTTCGAAGTCGAAGTCCGTGACGTAGGGGATATTCACGGTGTCCCCGGGCTCCCCCTTCGTGATGACGCTGACGTTGCAGAAGTCGCGGAGGTGGCCGGTGAGCTCCTTCGTGGTGGTGCCGGGGATCGTCACCATCCACTGTTCTTTCTTCGGGTTCGTGCGTAGCCGTTCCGCGAGGGCCTCCCGCTTCTTCAGCTCCTCGCTGACTTCCTTCGCGCCTTTCCCCTCCGCATTCTCGGTGAGGAGGCTCCGGGCCTCTAGTATCTTGTTGACTTGATCGGTGACCGCGGCTTCGATGTCTTTCCGCAGGCCGCTGGTGTCGATGACGACGTCGACGGGTTCCCCATGCTCGTTCTCTTCGCGGTGTTCTTGCTCGTTGGCCTCTAGATGCTCATCTGACCCGATGTCATTCTCGTTAGAATCCACTGTAGTTTGTCCTGGTTCTTGAGGCAAAACAATCACCTTGTGTTCGATGGGGCGTTACCTGCTCAGTGCAGTGACGGCTGCGTACCCCTAAACATGCGTCAGCCGCAGAGCGTCATCCCGCTCTGCCAAGTCAAACCGCTGTGTCACCTGTCTGTTGATGACTGCGACTAGACGGCCACTTTGACTTTGCCGATTTTCCGGCCCATGCGCTTGGCTTTCCGCAACTGCGCCCGCAGTTGGTCATTCTCTTCTTTGAGGGCCACGATCTCATCGTTCCGCGCCGTCAACGTCTGGGTGAGCTGGATGTTCCGCTGGGCGAGGTCAAACCGCTTGTTACTTGTGTCCTCGAATTTGCTGCGCAGCGTCTCCGCTGCGGCCGCGAGCTGCTCCTTCTCGGCCTCGATGAGTTCAATGCGCTTCTCCAGCTTCACCTTCTCGGCGGCGAGGTCTGAGGTTTTGTCCACGGTGTCTTTATGGAGGTCTCGGAGCTCGCTGAGGCGGGCTGCCGCGTCATCCACCTGCTTCTGGGCTTGGGTGAGCTCATGCTCGACGCGGGCAATGCGGTCGTCTTTGGCGGCGAGTTCTTCCTCCTTCCCTGCGAGGCCGGCGTGCAGCGTCTTCAGCTGCTCCTCCCGCTCCCGGGCGGTCCGCTTGAGGTCGCTGACTTCCAGCCGCAGCGTCGCGATGGCGTCTTCTGTCTCCGTGGCGCTCTGTTTCTTCGCGGCGAGTTCCCGGTCTTTCACATCCACCGCGGCATGGAGCGCCCGTAGCTCCTCCGCCTTCGCGCGGTTCGTGCGCTTGAGGTCACTGACTTCCAGCTCCAGCTTGGCCACCGCATCCTCCTTCTCGTCGAGGTGGCTGAGCCGCGTCGCCTTCGCTTTGAGTTGTCGGTCCTTCGCCTGGAGCTGGCCTTCGAGGGCGTCCACGGTCTCCTGGAGGTCCCGGTTCCCCCGCTGTAGCGTGGTGAGCTGCTGCTTCAGGTCCGCGATCTGTTCCGCATGGTCACAGTCTTCCGTCTTCGGCTTGCGTGCCGTCGCACGGTCCGGTTTCTGCTTTTCGGTCATGTTTCTCTCTCCTTTACTGAGTGTAACGGCCTCGGCGACGATGCGCTCCACCGGCAGGATGCGGGTGAGCGGCACGCCGGGCAAAACGTATTTCGTTAACAGGGCGAGGCCCGTGAATTCCAGGCCGACGCAGGCATACCCCACTTCCCCGTCGACGTCTTGAGCTGGCGCCCCGCCGAGGCAGTCCGCCTCGATGCTCACGTGGCAGATCTCCCCGCTGTCAATCATCTCCACGATGGGGCGACGTCGATACCGCGCCGTCCGGCCGACGCGGAGCAACACCTCCGCGCAGTCATCTTCATACTCCGCCCGCTCGATAGACACATCCGCGGGCTCTACGACGGTGTGATTGATGTTCACCCGCTTGCCCCGGAGCGTTCGGGTGCCTCGCAGCAGCTCGTCTTCCGTGTAGATGTTCTGGTTCATGCTCACGAGGGGGAAGAGCGCTTCAACCTTGTAGTATTTCGCCTGGTTGTCCTGCTTGATGAGGTCAAAGTGGGGTTGCATCCAGCTGAACCGTTCACGGAAGGCTTGCCGGCCATAGGGCTGTTCATCGTCGAGCCCCAGCTTATTCAGCCAGGCATAGTAGACCTGTTTCCCCTTGTCGCAGACGGTGTGGCCGCCGCAGTAGCGCCGCATGAACTGTTTCCATATCTTCTGAAAATCCGGGTGCATCGGCATTACTGAATCGTCACCTTCAACGCTTTCTCCACCAACCGCTTCACGCGTTCCTTATCCCCATTCGCTGGCTTCGGCGGCTTCCCATTCCCATTCACGGGCGCCTCTGGTTCCTGTTGAGGCTCCTCGTCCGGCTCCTCGAGGGGAATTCCCATCTTCCGCAGCAGGTCCTGCGCCTGCAGGGGCTCTATGGCGCCTGATTTCACGAGGTCCGCGATGCCAGTGAGATCCATCTCTTCGATCGGCGTCCGCTTGCTCCCCCACTGCATGCGGGGGATCTGCTCCGGCCGCGTCTTCCCGTGGAAGGCGAGGACCACCGCGAACATCTCCGTCTCCACCACCCGCTTCACGTAGCGCTGGATCCCCTGGATGTGGCGGTCGATGACTTCCAGCATCTTCGTCGCCGACGCCTCCGTCGCGTTGCGCAGGTAGTGCAGCAGCGGGGCTTGGAGGCCTTCCAGAATCTGGTCGTTCACATGGTTAATGTACTCCTCAAACTTGCCCCGAGGGTCAATCTGCACCGTCTCGAACGTCACGTCGTCGGGGTCAATATTAGCGAGGAAGACGTCTTCATCGGGCTCCCGGTTCTGCACGGCCTTCTTTAGCGCCGCGATGGGCTTCTTGCTCTTCCACACGCTGAGCGGCGCGGCGTAGCGATGGATGATCTTCGCCATATCCTCATTCGTCTGCCGCTTCGTCTCCAGCAGCGTAAGGATGGGCGCGACTTTACTTGTCCCGTAGGGGTCCGCCCCGATGCGGTCCCACACGAAAAAGATGAGGTCCTGCGGCCGAAACGTCACTGGCTCCGCGATGAGTTCTTGCCGGTAACCGAGCAGCTGGCCCTTCCTGCTGATCCGGACCTTCACGCTTTCGGGCGGCAGCAGCTTCAGCCGCAGGGCGCCGGGAGGCGGGCCCGTCACGGCCCACCGCTCCACGGGGCAGAAGCCGTAGGCGAGCATGGTCCGCACGACGTTGTGGAGGAGTTGGTCCAGCCCAACCTGCCGGCACCAGTCATCGATAATCTTCTTCGCCTGCTCATCCTCGCATTCCGTGTCAAAGCCCACGCCGACGCTCATGTCCGCGAGGACGCCGATGCCCGCGTGGACTTCGCCATCCTGATCGTAGAAGCTGCGGCACCGACTCAGGTTCGCCGGGTGATGCCAGGTCTCCTCATACCCGAGCTGGCCGTAGCCAATGACCGTGCCTTTCCGCTCTTCAGGTTCCCGGAGGCCGCCTCGCTTCGCCGTGGAGGCTTCCATACTGCGGTGGGACAGGCGATTCACGATATCCCGGAGGAGGCCCATCTATTGGAACAACCCCGGACCGCAGAGCACCTGCATCTGCCGCTTCTTGCGACGCTTCCGCTTACGCTGCGCCTTCTTCCCTGGTGATTTCGTCGACTTTGTTGACGTTGTCGACGTTGTCGTCCTTGTCGACTTGGTAGACATCTCGAAAACCCCCGTTTGGGTGAGCCGTGTGCGCGAGGGTTAGCGGGGCACGCGGCCCGTGTCAACCTCCATCGCCCCGCGATGCAGCTGCAGCGTCGCCAAGATGGCGAGGCAGACCGCCCAGAAGCGGTCGTCATAGCTGCCTTCGGGGTGGCTGAAGGTGTAGAGCTCGCTGCCGGGGCTTTGCTCCCACTGCACCACGTTCAACTCGGCTTGCACATCCTGGTCGTAGGGGAGCTCAAACTGTCGCCGCTGCTCCTCCACCGGCTGCTCCCGATCCTCACGCCGCACGGTCATCATCAAGTCTTTGAGCCCCTTCGCCATGCTGTGCTTGAGGCTTTTGGTGAAGTCAATTTCCCCGAGGCGCGGAAAGCCAGCCCGCCGGATCTGCTCGTCAATCCCCTTCGTGCCCGTGTGGTCGTAGTAGACGGCGCTGGTGTAATGCCAGCGGTCGCAGAGGCTCTTGATGTAGCCCATCTGCGTCGCGTACGGCGTCTTGAGCTTGAACTGCTTGCAGTGGACGAGGCGGCGGACATCATCCACGACGTCGATAACGGCGAGGGCGCCGGGGTTGGTTTCCCGGCCGAGGTCCCAGCCGAGGTAGAAGTCGCCATCCAACTGCTCCTCGAATTCGGCGAAGTTGAGGTCGCTGTTCTGGCACTTGATGATGAGGCTCGCGGGCAGGAAGGCCGTTTCGTCGGAGACGAAGGCGCACTCCATCTCCCGCTTCCACCGCCACGGATCCCCCCGATACTGCTTGCGCATGATATCCACCTGCTTCCGGTCGAGGGGACCGTTAGGCTTCAGCAGATCTCGCCACGTCCGCAGGTACTTCGCCCCGTCCGGGTGGTGGACGTTACCGCTGAACATGTCGAAGTCCTTGCTGAAGCACATACTGTGGTAGACGCTGTCCTTGTTCCACGGGGTGCTGGCGATGTTGATGTAGACAACCCGCGTCAACGTCATGGGGAGGAGGGCGCTGAGCCAGAGGTCCCAGTCCTTCCGGATGAAATTCATCTCATCCACGTCGATGCGCTCGGGCCCGTGGCCGCGAATGGTGAAGGGCTCCGGCGTCTCCGGGATAATCTTCGCCCCGTTATTGAAGCGGATGATGGTCTGCAGCTCTTCTTTGATCAGGGCTTTGTAGTAGTCCCGGTCCATGCGAGCGAGGTGGGCGTGCAGCCCGGCGTCGCTTTGGAAGTACACTTCCTTGATCTGGTTGAACTTCGGCATGGTCACGATGGTGGTGCTGCCGGGGTGCAAGGCTGCGAAGTGGAGGTCCGCGCCGGTGAAGGTGAAGGTCTTCCCCGCCCGCCGGCACCACCGCACCACTTTGCAGGGGTCTTGATCTTCTAAGAAGGCTTTCTGATGCGGGTAGGGCTCTGCCTCGAGGACTTCCTGGAAGAATTTCACGGGGTCCGTGGGGACACTGGTGTCTTTCGCCGCGCGGTACTGCGCCACGACGTCTTTAAGTTTGTCGAGCTCCCGCTGCTCCCGACTTCTTCCGGAGCTCATTATACACGACCTCTTTCAGCTTGCGCAGCTCCTCCTGGATCTGCCCGGTATCGTACTCGTGCATGATGTTGCGGAGGACCTGGAAGAGGTAGCCGACCACGCGGAACCACTCCACCCGGCTCCGCTCGGTCAAATCCTTCTCCTTGCCATGTTTAATGGCGTCCGCGATCAGCCGCTCAATCTTCTTGATCGCGTCGGTGCGCAAGGCCTGCGTATCCACGTTCTCAAGGGCCTTGTCGATGTTCGCCATCACTTTCCGCATGAACGACTTCTGACGGCGCCGCTCCCGCTGTTTGATAGCGGTCCGGCTGATCTGCTTCGCCGTATCCCGAAACTGCCGCACCGTTTCCTCATGCTGCCGCTTGACCTCCCCCTCGGCACCCATCATCTTGAAAATACTCCGCTGCTTCGATGCCTCGAGGCGGTGCGCCACCGGGAGCAGGTCGAGAAAGATGCTGTCCTCGCTCTCGCTGTCCTCATCCTCGCCTTTCTTGCCTTTTCTGCAGGACATCTAATACCCTCCGCGTGTAGATCTTGCTCTTCGTCGTATCTTCCTCCCAATAGGCCTCATGGAACCGGCACACCGGCTCGAAGAGGTTGGGAAACTTGCCGCTGTAGACGTCGTCGGCCAGCCAGATGCTTGCCTCCTTCGGCGACGTTGTCTCAATCAGGAGGATGCGCCCGTCTTGATCCGGCACCTCCACCCACGCGTGGAAGCCCTTCAGCTTCCGGCTGCCCGAGGCCAAGACGGCGCCGAGGACCACGCGGGCCTCCAACCGCTTAATCCGAAGGAGCGTACAGCAGAGCA